ACGACTGTACTGTGGGGACGCAACAGGTGCATACAACTTATGCGCCAGAACGATATGTATAAAGACATGGTAATGATGGCAAAGGAGCTTGCAGAGCAATATGAAGCAGAAAAAAAGAGAGAGGCTAGAAAAGGTGCTGAGGAGATTAAACGAAAAATCGAAGAAGCACTGGAGGAAAGAAGCTCAAATGTGGAGAGACCGTGCTTTGCAAGCGGAGTGGAAGCTGTTGGAAATCTCGTCTGTCCCGAAGGATAGTCAGGGATGGTTAAAGCTAAGAAAGCAAAAGGCAAGAGAGGCTCTTGCAAAACTATTAGACGAGAAAAATGCCAAGGATGTGGACAAGGAGTCGATATAGATGGGCACGATTGGGCAGTTTTTTACAAGGATGGGGCATATCATACAGCACATTACTCGTGTGGATTACAACTTTGGCGGTCAGACGATATCCCTGACTTCGGAGAACTCTGAAGACTTGGAAGAGATGTACACTAGGCTGGATGATTTGACTGTCGAGATAGAGTACATTGAAGAGAACTGCAATATGTACCAGCAAGACGGTCAATGGCGTATCCAAGGATATGCTCTTGAGCAGAAATACGAAACCCTCTGCATCGAGCAAGAGGAGCTTCTGAAATCCCTAGAGAGATTGGAGAGTGAGCGTGAGTGAGATAGACGATGTAACCTTGGTGTACCTGAGAGGCTCTCCAGACGATGACTTGGCGGCAGAGATTTGCGTCAAGGATGGGGTGAACTATACAGTAGTAGGGATGTCCGAAAGGGCACTGTATAATCTAGCAAAAGAAGCTGTCCACCTACTTGGTCAGCGTAAGTTTTTTAACAAGGGGAAATGATATGGACTTGATTAAGATACTGGACATGCACACAGACACGGTGCTGAAGCAGACAAAGGCTTTGCAGGAGTTGAACGAAACACGCGAAGGCTTTGACGCAATGAAGAACGAAAAGGTCAAAGAAAGCCTTGCAGACAGCACAAGCATACTGTCTCAGGTTTTGCAGTCTTTGGAAGATTAAGGAATCAGGGTGGCTGTTATTCCTATGGCGGTGGGTAAGTGCATCGCTTGATAGCCTAAATCGTTAGTCAGAACCCCGCCCTAATATGGTTAAGTATAGGGTCTGATGTACGCAAACCTGAACAGCCTTAAAGCATTGACAGGAAATTTAGGCGACACTTACGACTTCTTACGGAGTCTGGCAGTTTTCTTCGCAATCTTCTTGGGTTGCTTAGAGAACTGCTTTCCTTTTTTCATATCACGCCGCTTCTTGGCAGACGTAGCAAGATACTCAGCCGCAGACAGCTTCTGTCGTGTCCTCTTGGGCAGATAACGCTCACCAGTAGCCTTCTTGCCCTGCACAGAGGGCTTGCCAGACTTGGTGCCCCACTCCTCTTTAGTCCACTTGGACAGGCTCTTCTGCTTCTTACCCTTGCCGCCACGATAGCCACCACCAGCCGCCTTGTATTGCTGTGCCAGCATCTGAGCCTTACGCGCAGACCACTGCCCAGCTTTACCACCCTTGCTGCCAGCCATAATCTTGTTTTTCAGGCGTTCTCGCAGCTTCGGCTTGGTGTATTTACTCTTCTCAGCCATTGCCTAGCCCCAGTGTGTAAGACTTGCCATCATAGCTCAATGATGCGTTGCGATTGTCTGCTCTGTTCTTGTAGCTACAATGCACCCAACCGCTCTGAGGGTCTTCAGGATTGTGGAACTCAAGAATAATCTGGTCAAAGCTGAGATTGTCCTGCACCCACTTGGCGACCTCATAGTTGGACACACCAATCACCTCAAAGTCTGCCGCCTCGCCTTTTGCGTGTTGGCTTGTCGTCTTACTACCGATAGCCTCACACAGAGATGGGCTTCTGTAGCCGCTAGAGATGATTACAGGGCGACCAAAGCGTTTCCTGACAGGCTCTAACACATTATCGCAGAGAGCCTTCATAGAGGCTTTGTGTTCGTCTGAGGGGCTATTGTCTATGCCAAGTCGCGTGGCGGTCTGGCTCTTTGTCATCTCACCCAGCGTGAAATGCTCAGATAAGCGATTGCTCATTGTCACTTTCCCCGCAAGCTCATCAGTTTATCTGCCCCCTTGATGCCGAAGCTGGCAGAAATAGCGATAAACAGAAGATATTGATACCAGTCAGGCAAGCTCTCAAGGATTACGAAAGCTTCTCGCACACCCTCCCTTGTCGGCTCATAAAGCGCGAAGGGCAGGGGCAATAATAGCACCACAAGGGCAAGCTCGTCTTTCCATGAGTCTTTGGTCGAGTCTGCCATAGTGTTCTCCCACTGTTGCGTTCCTTCCGCGACTCTTTTTGATACTTCCGCACGTGCCTCTGCATCCGCGACACGCGCTCGTGACTTTGCTTTCGTTTCCTGTACTTTACCATCTACCCAATTCCCAGCTATACCAGCAACGGCAGTCAATAAGTTAATCATCGCCTCTTTTTAACCTCTGTAAAAGCCCGTCTTATCTGGGCGTTTTCATCCACCTCAAACTCACAACAAGAAACTTTCGTCTTTTTCTTTGTTATGGTTCTGACGCATCTTACCACAATGCGCCTCGTGTCCAAAGCCACATAACAGATTATGTCTGCATCATCATCTGTAATGATGCGCTTCTGCCTGCTCCCACGGGATGTCATAAAGTTGTATCGTCTGCTTTTCCCGTCCTGACTAGAAGCGGCCTTGACCTCAACCCTGTAGCTGTTGCTGTCATCATCCAGAACGATAAGGTCAAAGCCTTCATGGTTCACTAAGGCCGTTTTATAACCAAAGCTTTCAAATATAGCTTGAGCCAGAAGCTCCCCTACTTTGCCGATTTGAGCGGCTCCCCTCACGATACGTCCTATGAAGATAAGGTTACATGTCGGCCATCAAAAATACCAAAACAAGTAAGAAGAAGATAACAAGCCCAGCAAGAGAAGAGCCTAAAACTATCATCATTTCTTTTCGTTCTTGCTGACGTTTACGCAATATCCGCTTCTGTTCAGCAATACGCTCTTTCTCTTCCCTGATGGCCTTGTTGCGCTCTGCAATGATTTGCTGAAAAGTGCCGTGCCCGAAGCGGTGATTGATGAGTGTTCGCATCTCTTGCATAGCTTCAGCAGCAAGCTTTGCGTCTATGACTTTTGATGCCGCATCTTTTGTTTGTCCAAGAATTGATTTGTCAGAAAAACGCTCTTTTTGCACCTGTTTTTCACCAGCAAACAGCCCATCCAAGGCACCAGCTATGTCCTTGATGTCGTTGGCTGTCGAGATGTTCTGCTTAATAAAATCGACAGACTTCTGAACCAAGGCTATTCCAGTAAGGGCGGCACTAATCGGTTCCATTGCTGCGTTCTCGCAATGCTTGCCAAATACGAATCCCTACTAAAACAAGACCACCGCACATGACCAAAAGCTCGACCCAAGCAGTCGCGCCAGTCACCCACATTGGGGCACTAATTGCTCCAGCACCAATCGCTATGTCTTGTACGGTCTTGCTCTCCATCAGTCTGCATCCTGTATTGTATTGCCAGCGGCAAGATAGTCTACAATCATTTGATGATTTTCTGAACAACACCCAACACCGCCATTATCCAAAGTATACTTTACTGCTTTAGGGTTGAGTGTCGAACCATCAAAAGCAGTGTCAATATATTGAGCCGAAACAATTGTCATAGTTCATCCTCCAACAGAAAATAAGCATCGTCATTTATTCCCCACCACACGGTATTGCCACCAACTATTGTTCCAGTTGTAGTTACCATAAAGCCCACCTGAGTACCTACAACAACCCAGTTTTCTATAGCAGTTACATTATTTCCGCTACTTACAAACGCATTTATAGCTACATCACCGTGTTTGGTAAAAGAACCTGTTCCTTGATAGTGAACATCTTCACCACGCATTTCGACAGGAATAGGTAAGATAAGTTGTGCAGTGTTGCTATCCCAAGCCCGTCCAAATAAAGATGGATTTGTACGATGAGATTTAATCTTTACGCAATACCTCTGACACAAAGCTAACTCTTCACCAAAGCTACGATGCTCAAATTCAGTAGCTACAGAACCAACCTCTAACTGAACGCCTGTAAGATAAATCTCATTACTTGTACTATCTAGGCAATTTACCTGACCTACTGCACGATTGGTTGCAGTATTTTGCCAAGTGTTTGATTGTAATGTGCCGCTAGAAAAGTTACTGCCAGCCGCAAACCACCACTGCATTGCAAGGCTGAAATTGTTGTCATTATCAAATGCTGTAGTTACATAACCGCTATATGTTAAAGTTACTTTCTGCCAAGTGTTTGCTGATGTAATGGTATATGCTTGAGCATTATAATATGTGGCATCATTATGCCTTAACTCAAGAATGTGCGTTCCAGTCTTAGGTGACTTTATCCAAAAACTAATAGTTAAATCTTTTGCATCACTTGTGCCATAAAGTAAATGCTGTAAGTCTTGACCTTCGAGCCTTTGTATAAGAAGAAAATAATCATTAGCTGATATATCAGTATCTGCGGTTGTAATATCAATCTTTAAAGAATTAGCAAATCCCTGACCAGATGGAACATCTGTAGATTGAGAACTTGTTGTTACAGCCGCACCGCCTTCGGCAGTAAGAAACCTATCACAAGCAGTGTAAGAATTTCCCGTTTGACCTGTTAGGGTTCCCCGTTGATTTACTCTCATGTCGCCATTAAAAACAAGATTGCGCCGCCCTGACGGAGTGCTGGGTATCTGTGCTAGTTCTCTTGCGTTGCTAGTCATTATTCGGCCTCCGCAATCGTGAGTGTACCAGCGTCAACTTGGCGTAGGATTTCAGCATAGTGGCGATTGGCTGGGTCGAATGGAATAGACATCTCCACACCATCAATCGTTGCGGTTACAGAAACATTGCCAGTCTCATCTGCATTATATTGCGCTGATGTAATATTCATTTCTTCCATCTTACAACTCCGCATCTAAAAATAAGGTTGCGGTGGTGTCGTTATCTGTCCTTACACTTGTACCAAACCCCTGACTTTCAGCAATAGATGATACTGCTTGAAAAGCTCCTCCTGAAGGGTATGCTCTAGTAAGAACAATACTACTCAAATTTGCGCCACTTGGACCAAAACATTCAAAATTACCGCTTGTAGTCATACTAGGAGTTGCTCTCATAACTGGAGAAAATACAAGTTGCACTCTTATCGAAGTAGTGGTGCCAAACGTCCCACTTCCAATGTTTCGGTATGCTGACCTGTCTCCAGCCGTGTAGTCTTGGAAGTATCTCCGACATAACTCTAACTCCTCACCAAAGCTGCGATGCTCAAATTCGGTGGCTACAGAGCCAACTTCAAGTTGAACGCCTGTAATAAAAAATTCATTCGCTGTGTTGTCTGCCAGATTGACTGTTTGACCAACGCATCGGTTTGCATCTACCAGAGTCGCCCAAGTTGAAGGGATTGTACCTGAGTTATAGTTCGACCCTGCTCCCAACCATACAAGAACCTCAAGGCTTCTGGCGTTGTCATTGTCTAACGCTGATGCAGTATCACCAACAAAGGTCAGTGTTTTCTTTTCCCAAGTGTCGGCAGAATCAATCGTATATGTTTTGGCAATGTGCTTGCCCGTGTCTGAGCTGTATAACTCAATGACATAAGTTCCAGTTTTATTAGAACGGACATGAAATGAAAGTGTCACTGATTTTGCGCCAGAAGTTCCATATTGAAGATGCTGTAAGTTTTGCCCCTCCATTGGAGATACAGACAAAAATACTGCAACATCACTTGCAAGAGATGTATCGGCTGTTGTGCAATCTAATTTATAAGAATGAGAAAACCCGTCAGGAGTAGTAGTTGACTGGCTAATTGTGTATTCGTGTGTGCCAGCACTATTGAGAGAAACATATTTTACCCTGTCTGGCGCATTAGCATATTTAATAACAGCCCCAACACCTGTTTCCGATGTTCCACGCTGTGACACCTGCATGCCACCATTGACAATCAAGTTGCGCCGACCACCAATCTGACCGCCGTTAATTGAGGGGGTTGTCAGGTCGCCACCAACAGTGACATCTTGGCTAAAGTCACCAGAGAAAACAGAGAAGGTATCAAACGCAAGGATTTCCAGCGTATCGCCTACTGTGGCACCGCTATCAAGAACAATGCTAGTGCTAGAGGTGGCAGTGTAGTCAGACTTGTCCAGCTTTACGCCGTTGAGAAATACATCGGTAAACTCCGCATCGGTGTAGCTCAACGTGCGGTTATGGTCGTCAGTACCACTAAATGTAGTTTGACCAGCAGTCGCTGTGTAGATAAAGCGATTGCGAATACCTGTTCCAGGAGATTTGCCGATATATGCCATTAGTCTGCGTCCTGTATCGTAAGTGTGCCAGCATCCACCTGCCGTAGGATTTCGGCGTAGTGGCGATTGGCTGGGTCGAGTGGGACATACATTTCAACACCATCAATGGTAGCCTTGACAGATATGTTTCCCCCATCGCCCAAAGTGTCTGCAAAATATTGTGCCGATGTAATTGTCATGCTATCCATTTTTACATCTCCGCATCTGCTTCTGCGCTTTGAAAGTTTTGAGCATTGTTATCAATATAAACCTGCACCATATCCTTTGTGTGATATGTAGCGATAACGGCGTCACTTGCTGTTCCTGTTACAGTTGGAACTGCCCTCATTGTTACTGGACAGGCAAGCCTAGCAAATGAGTTAGTTCCATAGTCTGCGGTATACAAGGTCCTTTCAGTATCAAGTTTATGAAAATACCTCTTACACAGCGCTAAGTCTTCAGCAAAACTAAGATGTTCAAATTCTGTGGCTACTGTGCCAACTTCCATTTGAACTCCCGTTATAAAAAATGTTCTGCTTGTGCTATCAACAATGCTACCACAGCCAACCGCCCTATCAGGATTAGAAATAGCACCCCAAGATGTTTGTAAGGAAGAACCGCCAGAAAAATCGCTTCCAGCGTGCATCCATATCAAAAGCCTCAAACCAGAGTTAGCGTTATCAGCAATTGTTCCAGTGGTATCGGCTGGATATGTTAACTCTACTCGTGTCCAATCTGTCGTAACATTAAAAGATTTTGATACTGTTCTCGAATTAGTTTCATCTAGCAGTTCAGCAATAAAAGTTATGTTTGAGCTACTTTTTACATAAAAAGAAACAGTAAGCTCTTTCGCATCGCTTGTTCCTTTTGCTAATCTTTGAACATCTTGACCTTCTATTTTTTGCTCGAAAACAAAAAATTCAGTTGCCCCAATAGATGTATCGGCAATAGTGCAAGCAAACTTAACAGACTTAGTAAGTCCTGTTACAGATGGAGCATCTGACTCTTGAGTCATTGTTAATCGTCCAGCATTAACACTGGAGCTTGCCACGTTTACTTTAAATCTATCTACAGTAAAAAATCCATCAGCAGTTCCAATCCCTGTTTCTGATGTCCCACGCTGTGCCACCCTCATAGCACCATTGATAATCAGATTGCGCCGCCCACCAATCTGACCGCCGTTTATTGAGGGAGTAACAATATTATCTTCAATAGTCAGTGTTTGTGCTGTAGTAGCATCAATAACATCAATCGGCTTTTTGCCAGTATAAGCCATCAGGTAATCTCCAAAATAGACAGAGCTACATCAGCAGACGTTGCCGCACTGCTGGTCACTTTCAGAATATCTGATGCCTCCATTACAACTTTTTGGTCGCCGCCAACGACAACCAAGGAAGAGCCAACTGGTACAGGAGCAGCCTTCACAAGATAAATATTATCTCCATCATTATTCTCCAACTGAACATCAACAGTAATAGATGAAGAAGTAATATTGGCTACTGACAGGCCAATAATAGTTGTCTCTGTAGAAGCAGGACAAGTATAAATGGTAGCAGCACCAGTGCCAACTCCAGTATCAGTTTCAAGTTTGAATGTGTTAGCCATCTGTTACCCCAATGCGATTGCCAAGGCGACAGCGGTGCCAGCTTGGTCAACGTCCAAATTAGCGCGAGCCGCAGATGCTGTCGATGCGCCCGTGCCGCCATCAGCAACAGCAAGGTCAGTAATCCCAGTAACCGTACCCCCGCTAATCGTAGCAGAGGTAAAAGATGGGCTGGTCATCGCTACTGTACCGTCATTTATGTCTGCTAAGTCAGCCATAATCTCACGAAACGCATTGTTTACATGAGATGGGAACATGGCGTTCTCGCCAAGCGGCACATCCTGAACGTCTGTATTGTTGGCGGCTGTATTGTCGTACTCTGTGATGTTTGCTTTAGTCATGTCAGCCCTCAATCAACTTGGGAGCGCGGCCTTCTGCGGCAGCCACCATAATCTCTGTATTTAACTGATTTGCCTTTACCATTTCATTGCGAAAGCTCTCAATGGCGGCACCTGCCTGATTGGTCTGACGACCATTCTCAATCATCAATACAGGTAGCATTGCCATAGAGCAACCCCACTCAGCCACCTCTTCTCCAGTTTGGGGGTGGGTGCCGCGAATCTCAATAAACCACGCGCAATCCATTTGCTTGCAAGGCTCAAAGTTATTGAGTGGACAGTTATGTTTGACTTCCAGCTTCATGGATTAGTCTTTCGTTGCAATAATTACATCAACATAAGAGACATCAAGGTCTATTGCTGTGCCAGTAAATGTTGCCGTAGAGCCTGTGTGAGTGTGGCTTTGACCACTACCAAAAGCATAGGTTAGGGACATTGAGTTGCCACTAGACTCTCCCTGCCAGCCTGTACTATAGCTAACTCCAGTTGTATCAGTTTTTGAAAAAGCCCCCGAAACAGCACCCACAATAGGCTCAGCACCGCTTGTGCCACGGTTTTTAATGTTTGCGGTACCTGTAATAGATGGGAGTTGAGCTTCAGTAAGAGGGTGTCCAGCAATGGTGACTTCAATAGTACCCGCAGGGGTGTGACTTGCAAAAGCTGTCTCAAAGGCAACGCTACCACCAGTGCTTACAGTGCCGCTAGTAATACGCAAAGCCTTGTCGTTGTGCGTGGTATCTTTTGTCCAGCCAGTAGGTGCGGCAGTCTGCTGAAACAACATCTTCGTGCCAGACGGAAAAGCGTCAATCGCTACACTATTAATTGTAGCTGCATCAAAGTCAGGAGACACAAGAGAAACAGTGCCATCATTGACATCAGCCAAGTCTGCCATGACTTCACGGATTGCGTTATTAATCCCCGCAGGGCTACAGCCCTCATCTATGTTCTGGCTTTGCACATCAGTATTTGATGCGGCAGCATTTGCATAATCTCTAATACTATTCTTAGCCATAATTTTATTCCTGTCCTAAAAGTCCCAATCCAACTGCCGATGGAATAACAGTGCGCCGAAGTGGAACCTCAGACAACACATCGCCTACTGGTTGCGTATAGCCACGCAATGTAGATAGTATTGCATCCATTTTGGTTTTTTGTAACTTACCTGAGTCAACAAGTCTATTTAAGGTTTCTTTTCTTGCGGCTGGCGTTGATGCCATCAAAAGGTCTACAACCTCAGATGCCTCTTCAGCAGACATTCCTCCCCCAGCCCTGAGATTTCTTGCAATATTACCAGCAAGGACAAACCCAGCAGAGCGAGGTGAGCCAGCACCAACCCTACCAGTAACAGCAGGTGTCACTGACGACAAAAATGCATCAAACAGACCAGCATCAACCTCCGAAGCCTTTGGTTGCGTAGGCAACATTTCTTTGGCTGATTTAGCCATATCAATCTCTCTGCGAACCACCCTTTCAAATCTGGCAAAAGATTCAGGAGAAGGCCAAGCCTCACGAAGGACAGACAGGTTCTTGTCTTTCAAAAAGTTTTCAAGTTCTAAAATCTTATTGTCAGCCAGCCTTTCTCTAATCGACTGAGAAACACCAATTCTAAAGTTTTCTTTTTCTGCTTCTGTAGCCCCCTTAAGAAAACTTTTTATCTGCTTTGGCTTCATTCTATCTTTTGGTTTTCCCAAAATGTTAGCACCGTCTTCTGCTGCTTTTATAAGTTTTGAGTATTGCTCAAAAGAACCCCTCGCTTCGGCATAAGAGGGGTTAACATCATCCAATATGCGAACTAACTGGTCGCGCTGTTTTTTCAAAATTCTATACTGATTATTTCTTCCAGCTTTTGCCGCTTCAGCCATATCATCATCAAGCTCACGCTTTGCCAAATCAAGGACTCTCATTATCTCTGGGGTTTCTTGCTTGGGGTTATTACTAACAAATCTATTTATCTTTGGAATTTTATAACCCTCGTTTCTTAATGTAGTTTTAGCAACAGCAATAGCCCTTGATACATTAGGAAGAACAACAATCTCCTTAAGAGTTTTTTCCGTTACTGGGTCTACTGTGTTCATAAGTTCTCTACGAGCAGAAACTCCAGTGGGATTAAACTCCATAGCCTGCTCATATAACTCATCAGATTTCTGAGTTCTCAAAGCACTAAGAGAGCCAACAGTTTCATCTACTGAACCTTGTGGCAAATCTGCCATTTCAGCAATAACTCTATCAACACGACCCGCCTCACGAGCGGCCAACTGCTCACTAACAGTAGTTCTTGCGGCACCTCTTGGAGCAGCAGCCTCTTTAACAATGCTTTGAAGCCCCTCTCGAAGAGAAGGCGTTGTTGCAATCTCAGCAAAGGTAATCGGGCCTTTTTCTCCAACGCGAGCAGCAACTTGCGCTGGAGTAATGCCAGCAGCAGTCATTTCTGTCATAATTCTTTCTACAGCACGCTCTTCTGGAGATTTAGTCAAGCCCCTAAGATAAGAAGGCACTGAGCCTGCAAGTCTAAACGGCACCCCAAGCAAGGATATTGCTGGTGGTGCAAGACCACCAATACCACCCCCAATAACAGCACCCTCTAACTCTCGACCTCTCTCAGAAAGACCCGTACCAGCAGCAACCCCGTACGCTGCGCCCTTTCCCATTTGAGTCAGCAATCCACCACCACCCGTTAAAAGAGCAGAGGGAACAGTACCCAAGGCTTCGGAGGCAGTTCCATAGCCGCCAGTAAGTTTACGAGCTGCCTCTACTCTTTCTTGAGGCCCCTCAACCCCAACAGCAGCCAAACTCTTTGCAGGAATACCAAGCGTCAAACCCTGAAGAGCTAAAAGGTCAAGAGCCTGAGCTTCTTCTGTGCGAGGGCCAAGCGGCTGAAAAGCCCCCATAACATTAACAGGGGCTTGGCGAGATTTTTCACTAACCTCCAATGACAATGATGGAATTAAACGTGAAAGAAAAGAGCCACCCGAACTAGCATTTGATGAAACAGAACTCCCAGAAGATTTCTGCTTCCTTTTATCAAGTTTTTTTCTTAAATCTTCTTCAAAGCTAGACATTATGGATACCGCTTCCTTAACTCTGTTTTTTCATCATAAGTCATAAGCGACCAATCCTCTTCATCGAAACCAGCATCAATCATAGACTGACTTAAGCCAGAAATGGGGCGCAGAGTCAAACTTCTAGCAGAAAGACCAACAGCAGGAGCAAGTTGATTATAAATATTTGCAGCTTCAGTATAAGCTATATACTTTTCTTCCATAACCTCCTGAACAGCCCTTCTTATAAGGTCTGGCTCGGCTGTCCAATCTCCTGCATATCCACCCAGTTTTCTCATAACCCTTTGCGCGTCAGCTTCAGTCAAAACCCCTGGCCCAACAACCTCAGTTCTAAACATACCAAGAAGCCCTTCTTGGTCGCCAATAGCTGCTCTTGCCGCCAACTGTTGAGGGGTTAAATCTTGGTCAAAGAATGTTTGGAACTTGCTTTTTAGCATGTCTATTTTACCCGAAAAACCACCCTTAAAGTCGTCAAGTTTGTCCAAGAATTTTTGACCACCCCTAAGATGCCCCTCAGTTATTGCAAGCTCCTTTGCGCTCTCCGTTAATTGAGCGACATTCATAACACCCTTACCCATAATTCCAGCAGAGCTGGGCTTGTAAGCAGAAGTGTCAATTTCTGCGCCTGTTGTAATATCAACATATTTGCCAGTTGAGGTATCCAAAACTCCATAAACAAAATCTTTTGGATTGTCTCTACTCTGAAATATTTCCTTATATTTATATCTTGCGCCAGTTCCTGCACCTCGCGCCCTAGCCAAATCAGCCTGAGCTTTCAGCACATCAAGCATAGGCTTTTGCACAGCCTCTTGCTCCGCCGCTCGTAAGGTGGGGAGCATACCAGCAACACCCATTGGGGTAACAGGTCTTAGGTCTGCTGGGTCATAAGACATCATAGGTTGAGCCATACGCTGTGCTTCATAGAAGCGCATAACATCAGGAATGTCCCTAATCCCTTGAGCTAAGGGCTGGGCAAGCTGCTGACCAAGAAGCCCCGCCCCTTGACCTATGCCACGACCAATGGACCGACCAGCACCAACTGCACTAGAGCCAAGACCAAGAAGACCAGAACGAATATCAGATAAAAGAGCCATAATACAACCTATCGACTTGGCCTTGGAATTGGGCCACCTGCAATACTTCCAGACTCAGTGAGAGGGCCGCCTGAGCCAAGGTACGGGCCTCCCAAGCCTCCTAAAAAATCACCAATCGCACCAGTTCCATAGTCAAGTAATGTGCCAGAAAGCGCACCGCCAAGAACATCTCCCATTCCGTAACCAGGCATCGTGTAAACAGGTTTGGTCGTTGTTCCTGTGCCAGAAACTGTTGCGCCCTGAATTAGTTTCAAATACTCATTCAGTGCATTTACATCTTGCTGTTGTTTCAAAAAGTCTTGCTGTGACAGCAAACCTGCAAGAGCAAGTTGATTCTCAATGTTCTGATAACCAAGGCCAGCAATAGCGGGGGCGGCACCTAAGCCAGCCCCCAATGCGCCAATCCCCAACTGACCAAGCTGACCAAGACCTTTTGCGGCGGCCAGTTTTCTTTCGTAATCAGCTTGCTGTGCTTGCAGAATAGCAGGAGCGGCTGCGCTAGTAATTCCAGCACCAAGAGAGCTTCCAAACAAACCGCTTCCAAGCCTTCCACCTTCCGCAAACTGCGATGTGGTTTTTTGTATAGCGGGTGATATCAATGTGTCTAATGCATCCTGAAACGCCTGTGTTGATGTCGTATCAGGCATACCCGCCAAGCTCGTATATATATCTTGGGCAGGAGAGAGAAATGAACCAGCACCACCAAGAAGTTGGGAAACAGCCTCTTGAGACTGTCCAAATAACGGCATCTGCTGTGTCATTTCCAAGCCTTGAGAGATACCTGAAAGCTCCAAAGGAGATAGTTCTTGGAAGGCTCCTAGCTGACCAGATTCATAAAGCTTCTGAGCCTCAGAAACAATTTGCTCATAATTAGGTGCTATGTAATCAGCAGGGTTAACTGTAGTTTGCGCCTGACTTACAGATGGTGACTTTGGTTTAGGTGCCAAAGCACTCCCCACCACCGCACTGGCTACAGCAGGAACTACACTAGACATATCAAATCTCCTTCTCAAAGATTCTGCTGCGTTCTTTATAGCCGCCGAGAGCTTTTCCCCAGCCAGCACGCCCATTTATCAACACTTTACTACAGCCCTTATCTTTTGCCAAGTTTTCTATGTGTTTTGTCATTTCAGCTAACTCTTTCAAATCTCCGCCAGCAAGATGATAAAGAAGGGCTTTGGCTAAACGACTTTCAATAACCTGAGTAACTATCGCGCTATCTTTGCCCATCCATAAATCTGCTTGATTTGTAGCCAACATGTCCCTGATATCATCTATATCAAGCATCCCATCGCTGTACTCTAAGGCATCAACAAGGTATCCCTTAGCTTTTCCCCAGTCTTTGCTTTCCCCTCTGTAAATCATCAGCCTATGATAACGTAACCAAAATCATGGCTCTGCCCGTTGTTTCCAGAGCCGACAACAAAACTGCCGTTGCTGCGGCTTTTAATCCACGGATGATTGTGGCTTCCGTCACCGCCAAGGGCAATCAATAATATTATGCTGTTTACGCTGGCCCTTCGGTCATTCACTGTCAGTTCTGTAGTGCCAGAGCTAATCGTGAACTCACCCGTAGAGTTAATCTTGCCCTCCATGATGTTGTTCACCACTTCAGAAATCTGACGAGGTGAACCACCCTCTTTGGGAAGATTGCGGAACTGATTAGCCATTATCTACGGCCCCTAATCTGACCATCAACATCAATACCTTGCACATTTGTCCAGCTTCCGCTCAGGTTCAGGCGAACACGATGGAAACGACCAGAAGAGCGCACAGGGCAGAAGTTGTCAGTATTTAGGGTCGATGCTGCACCAAAAGCAACTTCGGCATTACCAGAGTCTCTAGAGGAAACCTGAGCAGTAACGGTAAGAGTAGAGCCACTATCGTTTTCAATGTATGGAATAATTCCACTTACAAGAGAGCTTCTTCCCGCTTGCAGGTCGAACTCGCCAGTCTCAACAATGGCGTCTAAGTTATCGCCTGTGAAGGTTTGAATCTTTTTATCTTTTGCTCCAGCAAAGAAAAATTCACCGCCCTTGTAAACTGCGGAGTCGAGAGAGCTAGGCAGTGTGTCTAGGTTTGTAGAGATAGTTGCAAGCCCCTCAAGCGTATAGCCAGCCGTAAACAGAGGTGCCATTGCATCTAGTCCGATGCTGGCTGTACTCCAGCCATTTGTTGCGTAGTTGTAAATAAGAAGCTCATCAGGCGTACCATCACCAGAGTCAACACTCGGATAAGACCACACAACAATCTGACGAGAGGGGTCAACAACAGCACTCATACGCGCAGCGTTATTCGATTGAAACCTTTTCAGGAAAAACCTGTTTATCTTCTCTGCTCCAATGGGTTGAGAAGAGTTACCGTCAAATACATAAAAACCATCGTCAGAAAGATAAAATACATTGCGACCAATAGCGGCAACAGAACCAGAAACCTTACAGCCACGTTGCAACTGAACTTTATCAAATTCAAAAACAAGCGGCGAACCAACATACTGTGCGCGTACAATTCCCTTCTCCATTAGGATGGTTGCATATTCACCACCAACAAGACCAGTGACAGCCCCCATATCTGAGATGTCCTGAAAGTCTGCCTGTGTGTCGGGGTCAATAGCCCAACTATCATAATCACCAATCCCAGACCATCGAACACGATACGGCTTTTCACCATCAGTGGTATCATTAGTGTAACCACACATTACAAAATCACGCACAACAGCAATAAACCGTGCTTTAGGTGGGGAGCCGCCTAAATCAGCAAATCGACCACCCCCTGCTGCTGTAATTGTTTGGATAGGGTCACTATAATTAGTGGCAATAACATCTTCACCAAACTGGACAAACCGCCAGACGTAGCCAGTGCCCGTTGAGTAAGATGCGTTAGATGTTTTTGAAATATCGTCAAGACTCGAATCCGTAGCGTCAAATTTGTAAAGAGAGTTTTCATCGCCAACATATATTGCAGCAGAGGCTGAGTCATCCTTTGCAGCAAACATTCCACGGATAAATTTATTTGTTGCCCCAGAAAACGGCAGAACATCAGGAAAGTTTGTATAGCCGTTTGCGGCAGGAACAACATTAGTTGCTACAGTAGCCCCAGCATTTTTATACGGAGGCTGGTCAGGTAAAAATTGTCCTAGCTTAATCATTGCACACCCCAAGTCTCAGAGCCTTCAGAAACAACAGTCCAACTCTCTGTTCCTTCAGATACCTCTGTCCACGTTTCAGAGCCTTCAGAAACAACAGTCCAGATTTCTGTCCCTTCAGACACTTCTGTCCACGTTTCGTTACCTTCGCTAACTATAGACCAGTCTTCGCCCAAAATCTCCACATCTGTTTCTCCAACAGAAATAATAGCAGACAGGGAAGATGCACCATCAAACTTACCGTTTCCAATAGCAGCAATAATGGCCTCAGTAGCAGGAGTTGCAGAACCTATCGCAAGAAGACCACCAGCAGCAGTCATGGTGGCTGGGCCAACAACCAAAGATGCGCCAAACTGTACTCTAATACCATCTGATGTGATTGTAACGGCAACGCTTGGGCTACCCTCACCAAACTGTATTCTTATGCCTTCTGAAGTTACTGTGGACGATGCAGACGGTGTTGAGGCACCAAACTGAATCCTAATGCCAGATGATGATACAGTTGCTGAGACAGACGGTGTAGCCTCACCTTCACGCAGGGCTAACGTATTCCAAAACGCAGCGTCAAGAGCCTGATTAGGTAGTTGCTCTAAGTAACCCCAGTTATCAAGCTGCTCAAGGTTTGGCCCTACAATGTCAGCCATAGCTAAGCTGCCGTAATGTCAATACCTGATGCAGCAATCTTAAAGATGTCACCGTCAGCGATAGTTTTTGATGTGGTTAGCGCAGAGTGGAAAAGAAGGTTGCCACTCGTTGCTGCATCCCATAAGCCGATATGAGTAATCGTTCCAAAAGAACCGCCAGAAGCAGCAGGAAACTCAACGGCACCACTATTAGAAGCAGTACCAGACGAAGCAGCACCGAAAGTAATCGTTTGACGAGCATATCCATTCCCGCTTACTTCTGTGCCCGTTCCAGCGTCTGTGGGGTCGGCAGTGTGCAGTGCAACATAAACATTAGTTGGAGAAGACGTGCTAGACGTTCCAAGAAAGTGGTCGAGAAACTTGTTCTCAAGGTAATCACTCATTGCGCTCATGTCAGTTCTCCGTAATCAGATTTCATTTGAAGTGCAGAGCCAGCTTGTTTGCTCCGTTCTTCTTCGCGCTTAACTTCATCAATAGCCCGTGTAAACAACTGTTCATACACAGTAGTTTTCTGGTCGTCCATCAAATATACACTAGCCGCAGCCAAAGAACCATAAAGATATGCGTCTGGATGACGAGTTAGTATCTCATTGGTAGTATTGCTGTCAGAAAGGTCTGGCACACCTTCTTGATACACAATCTCTGCCGTGTACGATGAGTCAGGCTCTGGAGCAAACTTAATCTCACCACCGATAATAGTATACGCACGAGGCTTACCTTGTGCATTGCTTGCGTACAACTCATCCAGCTTTGCTGGTGTGTAATACTCAAGAACCTCTTTAGGAGATGTGTTTAGCTTAACCAAGCGTATAGAGCGCAGGTCTGTTGGCAAAGAAACGTATGCGTCACCGCTCACAAGAGTAGCCGTAGCTCTTTTCTCCTGACTACGAGCGTTCATCTCACGGGACATGCGAGACTCTGCAAGAGATATAAAATCTGGAATTTGCGTGGTCAAATCATCACGAGCCAAAAAGTTGGCAATAGATGTTTTTAGCTCAGAATAATTTGTGATAGCCATTATACGTTGCCGCCGCCAGTTCTAAAGAACCTGTTGTCATAATCATTCAGCCACTTCTTCCAAGCCTTCGGATTATGCTTTGGTTCACCCAATTCTTTAATAAGCTGATGATACAGAGCCGAAGGTATTTCTGCAACCTTCTGGTGGTGTTTTTGTGTATTACCAATCAGAGAGTCTTGCCTATAGCTGTTTCTCTCTTCCCTGTTACGAGAAAGCATAGCGTCTACGTTCTGCTTACTCTCGTAAATAATCTTGCCATCTTCGTTAAAATGCGCCCACGTTTCCTTACCAGAAAGAGGGTCAGACGTAACAAGTCTCTTCTTCATCTTTCTCCCCGAAAGTAATGGGGGTAGCCGAAGCTACCCCCTGAAGACTTACGACAGGTCGTAAACCGCACCGTGAGCTTTTGGTGCAGATACTTTCAGAGTAAATTCCGTAATGATTTGGAACTTCTCTGAGTCACCCGTTTTAGCCAAATCGTCAACCGTGAAGTTACGGTTGGGAAGTGTACAGATGCTTGCGTAGTCACTGTCGAGCAGATACACGCGGTCATCTGAGGCAAAACGGTCAATGACCACATCAAGCTGACCATAGTCGCTGAGATACAGCGAAACCGACCGAACGATAGCTGCCTCACGAGGAGCAGTATAGTTGATTTGGTTGGTAGCAACTGAACCACTGTTCAGGTCGCTAAAGGTAGCTTTCTTGGCAGGAGAAACAACGAGCATGTTCGGCTGACCACCATCGGTGTAAGCAGCTTGCATGGCGTTATCAATCTGAGCCAAAGTCAGTGCGCGGTTCGTACCAGTCATATCAGGTACGTCTGTGCCATCACCAGTAGCAGCAGAGGTGCCAGAGGCATCATCTACATTGGTAATCCAGCTTGACAGAGTACCAGCTTTGCGCGGGTCAGATGCGCTACGAGCCGTATCTGAGTTCAGATACTTTTCTATGTCGCGGCGCAACTCAAGTCCTTTAAGAACTTTTTGGTATGCGACTTCCGCATCACGCCCCGCCTTATCAACAGCGTCCAGAGTGCCAGAAACTTGTGCATCTTTCTGTGAAATCTGCATGTAGTTTCCGAGGCGAGTCGTAGCTGTCGGGGTTGCGTATGATGCATCAGCACCTTCGTTTTGGTAGTTGGTTGCTACGGCAGCAGCCAATTCTTGTACTTGCCACTCGACAAATACACCGTTACCAGTTTCCTTCCGCAGAGCAGAAAAAATTGGAGTTTCATCTGGGTCGATGCGAGTGATTACATCACTCAGGTCTTCCCGTTCGCCAACTGCGTTGGCTGTAGTAAATTGTGCCATTTTAAGACCTCATTCTCTCTAATAGTACGGCGACAGCATCTTCTTTGCTGCCAGATTTATTTAGGCGTTCAAGTGCCTGTTTCTTACGATTAGCATTAGCTTGAGCTTTGGTCGTTGGTTTGCCTGACTTAGTGACCTTCGGGGCTTTCTTTACTTTCTTTTCAGCTACTGGCTTTTTAGCCATCAACTCATCGTAAAGATATGCCTTGCGAAGTGCCAATACTGCTCGACTATCCGATGTAGCGGCAAGTTCAGCTTCAGAAAAACCTAAGTTGCGTTGAGCATAAGAGATAATAGCTTGCTTCTCTTTTGCTGCAACGTCAGGGTCTTTCCAGTCTGGCAAGGCTTCAAGAAGTTTCTCTTGCTCTCTTACCAAGTGAGCTTGATGCTGTTGCACAAACTCCTGCTGACGTTCTTCCTGTACACGCACCTGTTCAGCTTTTACTTTTTCCATCGCTTCCTTACGGTCACGATAAGCCTCACGTTGGCGCATATACTCCATCGGGTCTTCGCTGTAGAGGTTATCCCAATACTCTTGGGGCTTCTCTTCAGCAGAGCTTAGCTGGCCTTCTAACGATTGCAAAGCCTGAGCATATTGCTCTCGTTGCTGCGCTAGGGCGGCTACCTCTGCTTCTGAGTTCTTACGAATCTCAGCAGCTTCTTGCATCCGCTTTTGTGCAGCCTGCTCCAACTGATAAGATTTGACAAGTTCGTCAGCGGTGACGTTCTTCTCTTCACCATCAATCTTCACAGTGTAGTATTCTGTCTCGTCTTCGACTTCTTCAATCTCAGATACGTCAACGTCATACTCTTCATCATCCTCATAATCCTCATCAGCTTCGGATAGCTCTTGCGCGTCCTCAACCTCAAATTCATCTTCAGATGTCGCCTCAGTTTCTTCGACCTCAACGGCCTCTTCAACTTCGGCTACAGGCTCTTGAGCATCTCCGCTTGCCTCTTCAGGGGCGTTGGTGTTCAAGAGAAGGTCAACAGCTTGACCCTTACTAAGTGACTCTCCAGTTCCTAACAGGGTGCTGGGTTCATCGCTCATTTCGTTTCTCCTCTATAAATCTTTAAGAGCCTAGCTCTATCTTTGCTAAGTTGCCTGTCTCGACAACCTCATTCAAATGGCCTTGCACCACCATTAGTGCTTGGTACATCTGAAATAGCGTTTCTCGTTCATCAGCAGATGACGAGGGATTTTTCCAAGCGTCCAAGTAAGTCTCCTCTAACTTACTAAACGCCTCCAAGATAAGAGGGTCACGAAGCAATGCTTTTGCACGCTCACCCCTATCTTGCTCCCCCCTTAGTTTCCCTTCATTCATTCACATCTCCTTGTTGCAAAAATATCACACAATGCTTTTTACGCAAGATATTTTATACACGAGGTAGATTTGTTGATGTTTCTATGCCAGAGCGCACCTTTTCTGTACGAAGCTGCATTTCAAACTCAAGCTCTTGGCGACGAAGCTCAAGTTCAGCAGCCATCTTCTCGCGTTTAAGCTGGAACTCCATCTCCATTTTCTGTTGCTCCATCTGCAACTCAGCTTGCATTTTTTGCATTTCAGCAGCCAAAGCAGGGTCTTGCTGCGGCCCAGCCTGTTGAGCAGCCTGAGCCTGTTGCATGAGTGTGGCTTCAATCTGTTCAGCAGGTGCAAAGAACTGGGAAGCATCCTTGAAACCAGAAAGTTCTGCAATCTTGGCAAGCGTATTGCGATACTGAGATAAGCTAACCATTGGGTTGTTCAACCCCATTTGCATAAGAACCTGCTCTTGTTTTTGAGCAATCTGAGACAGGAAGGCAACCTGCTGGTCACGCTGCGCTGTGCCCAAGCCTACGTTGATTTGTACATCATAGGCACTTTCCCACTCACGAGGGTTCATGGGCACAAACTGATTACGCAAACGAATAATCTTTTCTTTGTTTTGATACTTCGTAACTAGATGCAAAATGCCACGGAAAAGACTACGCACACCAGTTTCTGCAAATACACGGGCAATCATTTCAATCTTGCCTTGAGAGGCAGCTTGCATAGCAGCAACAGCAGTAGCGGTTGTTGATTGCAGTGCATCTGCATCCAAGCCCATTGACTGCTTGCTAATACCTGTACGCTGTTCACGAACACTGTCCATATAATTCAACGCAGGAAACACAGACGAAGATACCTCTGGAACCTGCAATGGCTGAACAGCACCAGCAGTGCGAGTTCTAACTATCCCCCCTGGCCTGTTAGTAAGTAGGTCGTCTAGGTTTACCTGACCCTCAACAGCAACAACACGGGCGTTATTTGTATTGTAAATGTTATCAAGCAACTGACGCATAAGCGTAGACTTGATAAGCTGCACATCCATGACAAGCTCTGCTACAGAGCGGCCAATGGCTCTGTGCGGCATAAGAATCGGAGAGAGGACAGCAAACGGTATATGGTCAAACTCTTCATTCTCAAGAATATGATATCCGTTGCCTACAGTAAGAACCCTGCGGAACTCAGCAACACCATCACCATCATAGTCGGAGCGAATATAACATTCGGTCACAAGAACGTGACGCATAGTCGGGTCGTTGCTATCAGTGGCTGAGTTTGACTCTAGGTCTTCAAATCGAGAGGTACGCTCTTCAGAAACATCTAGGTCTGTGTAACCAGCATACTGCTCAATCTCATCACGGTCATAGCCCATCGACACAAGGTCGCTGACAGTCATAGCTGAACGGTGAGCAACAAAACTAGCGTCTTCAAGGGACTTGGCTCTGTTGCCAATCAAAAACTCTTCTGGCGGTATGTTTTCAATACGCACACTGCCAGTGTTTTTTGTGCGCTTGATTTTTACATCATAGATAACAGGGGCAGGAATAACGATGCCCTCTGGCCCCTCCATGTCTTCACCGATGGTGCGCTCATCCTGACTGACAACCTCAACCTCTGGGTCTGCAACCAAGATGGTTAGCTCGTCCATGTTAAGACCTTCATACTCTTCTGTCTCAACATCTACGATTTCATCCCAATAGAATTTCACAACACCAAGTTTCAGGATAAGAGAATCCTTGAACCAGTTGTGCATGATTTCAAAACCGCGATTGTCATTGTTGATAATCCAGTTGCAGTAGTCACTGGCTTGCTCGGCAATGGCAACATCTTCGGGGCCGTGCGGGACAAAGCGCACATAGTCATCGGACTGCGTAAAGATACGCATGAGAGATGGCATGATGTGTTCAATGGTGTCCGATACTTCCGTGCTAACGACTTGAGAGCGGTCAGTCTGCTCATTACCAAATGGCTCACCCAGATAGTAGTCCATCGCATCAATACGGTCTTGCGAGTATTCCGTATCGTAGTGTCCTAGTGCCTGTTCAATCTCATTGCGAACAATCGCCTGAAACTCAATGTCGTTCATTTTAGCCATGACTACGCTTTCTTAGATACTTTGGCTTTTTTGCTCTTCGGTTTTGATTTTGGTTTAGGCTCTGACTTGGCCTTTGGTTTTGTCTCAACAACAGGCTCAACCTGCAAAGGCTTGCGACAGGACTTACAGTTTCCATGATAACCATTAGGGTTTGGGTATCCGCAGTGTGGGCAAATCATTTGTCTGTCTTTCTCTGTTTGCGTGGGCGACCACGTTTTTTCGGAGCAGCCTCTTCAGCAACTTTTTGAGCTTTCAGTGCAGCTTCTTTTTCAGCAGCACGGTTCCTTGTGTAAATAGTAACATACATTAAGAACGCTTCCTTGCTTTCTTCTTAGCAGTTTCAGAAAGGTCTGCATAGTGATAGAGCTTTTTGCTTGATGCAGTATGTCGCGCCCCACTGTGAAGCTCCCCATTCGGCATCTTGTGCATACCACCAGTATGACGAGTGCCATCTCGAAAATAGTGTGCGACTCCCTTAGCCATTACGCTCTCCGCTTTCTTGTAGTTTTTCTTGCTACCTTTTTATTCTTTTTCTTATCTTTATTTTTAGAGTTGCTAGTTTTGTACATATAACCTGCCATTTTAAACTCCTACCATTTTACTTTGTGTGACCAGTATTTTGCACTCAGCTTGCTTGTAGGCTTACCTTGTGCATTGTGACGAGCATAATAGCTCTTTCTACGCGCTTTTTCTTTTGCTGTCTTGGGATTTTTACCAGCACCCTTTACGCCCTGCTGACCAAAACGTATTAGGCGAACCTTGTCGCCTTCCTTTGCCAGCACAGCATGACTCTTTTTGGGATGCTTTGGAGTACGCTTCGGCTTGTTGTAACCAGCAAAACGCTCACCACGGTAAACAATAGCCATCAGCGAATCCTCATGTGGTGTTTCGGGCCGAGTTTTTTTCGTATGTGTAGACCACGTTTTTTGTGTCTACGGCGCGTAGGTGTGCGCGGCTCAAAAACTACCAATGTTTTCTTAGCCATCAGGCTTCCCCGTAAATTCCATCATCAGTCACCCTGATAGAGCTTATAATCTGCAAATACTCTTCAGGAGACATTTCTGCCATTTGACCACAATAGGCTGACGCAAGCAAGGTCAGGTTCAAAAGGTCATCCCATTCGACACCTGAGTCACTCAACTCTTCAAGTAGCGTAACGATGGCTTCAAACTCTTCGCCACCCATTTCGATGTACTCATCCATCACACTACCCACTTTGCTGAACCATAATTTAGCGGCCTGTTCCATTTATGTGCGCCGCCACTCTTGGCAATACTAGCACGAGTTGCAAACGTCAGGCAAAAGCTGTCTGCAAGGTCGGGAGAGTTTAGCCCACGCCTTCTCATCTCATCTTTGCTTTCAACCTTCAGTTTACCATTTGACGTAAACTTGAACCGTGGCTTTGACAAGTCATCAATCAATTCGTCTTGTTTTGGTATTGTACACTCACGGGCTTCAAACCATTCTTTTGCGAGAAACCACAACTCATCGCGTAAGCGTCCGTATCTGTCACCCATCGCGGGGGACTCAGCGACGTTAATCCCACGCACAGGTAAATCAAGTTCCATGAGGCGGTCAACAACACCAGCACCAAGACCGATACTGTCAACAAGTATTTCGGATGGCCTATCACTCCACCTAGTCGTTTCATATTCATTCAGTATAATCCCACATATCTCCATTAGGTCTTTGTTGCGCCATGTCTTGACTGGCTCAGTCACGACATTCCCCTTACGCTTGCACAAGGCAGTTTTATCGGTGCCAAAACGTGCAACGTCCAAGCCCCAAACAACTGTCGTTGTTTCTGCGGCTTCTTGTTCACGCTCTGAGGCAGCTTGCAAGAGGTGCAACGGAACGACTACATCGTCATCGGCTTCAGGCCATTCGCCCAAAACACGCACACGATAAATATTGCTGTCCTCCCCGTACTTCATTTTCATATCATCTATGAAATTGTCGCTGACCTGACTGCTATCAGCAGAGGCCACCTTCATGGTAAACCATCTCTCTCTCATCTTGTTGAAGGCTTCGTAGAAATA